TAAATGTTGATGATGGCGATGTTAAAACAGGAGAAGAAGTTGATGATAAATGTGAGAATTGTAAAAAAAAACATAAATTAGAAATAATAAGTGATTTTTAAATATGTATAGTTATCTACCCTTTTTTGTATTCGCCTTAATATTATTTACCGCCCCAATGCTTTTTGTTTATATTCCACTCGGTTGTTGGATAATAGTAATAATAATAAAAATTTATGAAAAAATTAAAAGTCATAATATCAAACATTAGTTTTAAAATATTCTTATGGTCAATCAATCTAACAAAAGAAGATTATTGGTTTGAGGTTTATAAGTCGTTTAAAAATAAAGAAAATAATAAATTAAAATAAAACTATGCAAAGTGAAAAACAAATTATTGAACGTAAATTGTTATTATTATCAATAGATGAAGCAAAGAAACAATACCCCGATGGTTTCAATAAAGAACAATTAGTCGCCATATCAAAAAAAATTAGAAATGAACAAAAAATATGCGACCCTGTTTTATTTGGTAAAATTAAAACAGATGACGATATATGCAAACAAAGAAGCAATATGATAGTCGGGAATTATCCTGCTAATATAAGCGATTGTGAAGTTGTTGGAATTAATGGTAATTGCGGACTTGATTGTCCAGTTTTTTTAAGAGGAGATTGTAAAAATGAAGAAATGAATAACTTAGAAGATTATTAAATTATAAATTAAAATAAAAATTATGCAAAATTTAGAAAAATTAAAAAAAGAATACCAAAACTTAAATGAACAAATCCAAACAATAGGAGAAACAATTAAGAAATTAGAAGAAAAGAAAAATCCTCTAATGCCTAAAAAGGGAAGCTATTATTGGAGCATCAACATCAACGGAAACAAAGAAAAAGTTGATTATTACAACGATGCTACTGATAAAATGAGATTAGCAGCAAGCAATATGTTTCTTACTGAACAATCAATTGACAAAGAAATAGAAAAAAGAAAAGCAATACAAAAAATCAAAACTTATATTGCTATGAATTTTCCTTTTGAGTCAGATTGGGATGATGATGATCAGCTTAAATATAGTATAGTTTACAATACAACAGACGGTATGATTAAAACAAATTACACCTGCCAAACAAAAGCACAAACACAAATCGGTTTTTTAAAAGAAATAGAAGATTGCCAAACAATAATAAATAAATTTGAAAAAGAATTAAGAATAATATTTGATGTTTAATATGAAAAAAAGAAAATATAAAACAAAAAAACAAAAACGCAGAATATTTATAACCAAAGGCTTATTAATGTCAATAGGATTAGTAGTAGTCATTAATTATTCTATTATAGGATTACAAAAAATCTATGATTATCTGTTTACTTGGGATTTTGCAGTTGCAGAAGTTAATAGTATTAGAATTGAAAAACCAGTTGAAGAGTATAAATACAATGACCAAATTCCAGTTAAAGTTATAAAAGCTGAAATAATCAAACAAGCTAAAACTTATGGCAATGATGAGCAGTTTATGTTGGAATTAGCATTTTGTGAAAGTGGTTATAATAATTTAGCAGAAAACAAAAAATCTAGTGCTGAAGGAGTTTATCAGTTTTTATATGGAACTTTTAGAGAAACAGAAAGTGGTCGTAATCATATTAGTAGATTTGATTATAAAAAAAATATTCAAGAGGCTATGATTGCTATCAAGCGTGGCGAAAAATGGAGATGGAGAGAATGTGTTAATAAATTAAAATAAATATAAACAATATGTTAAAACATTTTTTTTCAACGGAATTATTAACCTTTACGGGATTTATAGGGATGATTTATTTTAGGCTTATAAACGATATTGCAGGGCTTATCGTTTATGGATTTTTTACTATAATATTTTTATTAATTTCAATAAATAAAAAATAAAAATAAAATTATGAATAAAATATTTCAAGTCGCGGCATCAATAGAAAAAATAGAAACATTAAAAGACAGAACAGTCAAAATGACAGTATATTGTGCCAGAGAACTACCACCAGAAGAAATGCAAAAACTTTTCTCGTTAAGTTCAACTGAGGGCTGGTTCTTATTTTCTGAAAACACAATGCAAGAAAAAGATATTCCGAAAGAACAAGCCCCAATAGAAAAAGAAAGAAAATCATTGAGCGAAAGATTATATAACGTAATGTATTTATATCATAGTCAAAACTTTTCAGATAATTTTCAGGTATGGAGAATAAAAGAGATGGAGAGAATAATAAACAAATACAAGGAAAAGTTAGTTTGACAAATAACAACTAATAATGTATTATTAATAATAAGAACAATCTTCGTGAAAATAGGAATGCCAATAAATTTCTGAATATCTCGTAGAAAACAAATCTAAAAAAAGTTTTATTGGCTTGTTAAATTTGTTTTCTACGGATATCTGGAGACTTATTGGTATTTTTTTTAATTATATGAGAAAAAAAGAATTAACAGAAAGACAAAGAAAAATGATGAAGCTATTCACGGCGAACCTCGGAAATGGCAAGAAAACACAGTCAATTAAGGCTATGATGTTAGAAGCGGGCTATTCAGAAAGTTCAGCAGAACAACAAACAAGTCTTCTAATACCCATTAAAGAAAAAATGAAAACAGTAGTTGATAAATTAAAAAAAGAAAGAGAAGAGATATTAAAAGCAATGGTTAAGAAAAGAGAAACTGCTGGTTATGCTGATTTAGTTCGCGGTTTAGATATTACAACAAAGAATATTCAATTATTAGGAGGAAAGCCAACGGAAATACAACCTCTTTTAGTTAAATTTTTAGATGAAAAATAAAATAATTAATATACCGATTGAATATAAGCCCATATTCAATGATAATTGGCGAGAGGCGGCAATTTTTGGCGGAAGATTTTCGCTCAAATCTCATACAGTAGCAAGGTATTTATTAATTAAAGCAAGAGAAAAAAAGACGAGAGTAGCGTGTTTTAGAGAATTTCAATCATCAATAGCAGAAAGTTCACACCAATTATTATCAGAATTAATTAATTTATATGGTTTAGCAGATTTTAATATAACCAATAATTCAATAGTTAATAAAATAAATGGTTCGGACTTTATATTTAAAGGATTATGGAATAATGAGCAAAGTATTAAATCTATTGAGGGGATTGACATAGCTTGGTGTTTCATTGCTGGCACACTTGTTGATGAAAAGCCGATAGAAAAAATAAAGATTGGGGATTACATAAAATCATATAATCATAAATTGAATAAAATTGAATATAGAAAAGTGTTAAAGATTTCTAAAACAAAAGCACCTTTAAAATTATACAAATTATTGACATTGTATGGGGACAGGTATATAATAGGAACAGGAGAACATCCTGTCTTTACTGAAAGTGGATATATTCCATTAAAAGACCTAACTATTAAAAACAATGTTTATGAAGAAATTAAATTTACCAAAAACAGCACCCTGTTTGGGTGGTTGTGGAGAAGAAATAGAGATGAACACTCACGGGAGAAGACAAAAATATGTAAAAAATGGTGGAATTTTTTGTTGGGATTGTGTGAAAAGAAGGGCATCGGAGAGAATGAAAATAAACAACCCAATGGACAACAAGGAGATAAGAGAAAAAATGGGGAAAACATTAAAGAAAATTGGGCACAAGCCAAAAGTTTTAGGTGGAAATGGTCGTGGTTATACAAAAGCACAACAATTTTTATACAAGAAATTAGGGAGAGGTTGGTGGAGAGAATTGATTGTTATGCCGAAAGAACTAGGAAGAGAAAAGGGTATTCCAACAAATTACAAGGTAGATTTAGCAAATGTTTATTATATGTTAGCAGTAGAATGCGATGGTGGCTCTCATACTGGACTAATAGGGAGAGAACAAGACAAAAAGAAAAATCGGATATTAAAGAAACTGGGGTGGACAGTGTTGAGATACAGGAACAAGGAGATATTGAACAACTCAGACTTAGTGATAAAGGAAATTATGTCTACAATCTTGAAGTTGAAGTAAATAATAATTATTTTGCAAATGGAATATTAGTTCATAATTGTGAGGAGGCACAGTCAATCAGTGCCAAAAGTATAGAAGTTTTAACACCAACAGTAAGAAAGGAAAAATCTAAAATAATATATACCTATAATAGATTGTTAGAAGAAGACCCAGTGCATAATAGATTGGTAATAGAGGGAAGACCCGACACTTTAATAATTAATGTCAATTACGATATAGCAATAAAATATGGGATGATGCCTGATGTTATTTTAAAAGAGATAGAAGATGACAAAAAAAATAGACCGGGATTATATAAGCATAAATGGTTAGGCGAACCGCACAATATGGAGCGGAAAATTTATAAAAACTGGAAAATTATTGATGAAATACCGCACGAGGCACGATTAGAACGATATGGATTAGATTTTGGGTATAGCGTAGATTTTACAGCTATTGTAGCAATATATTATTATAATGGCGGATATATAATAGATGAAATATGTTATCAGAAAGGATTGCTAAATAAACCAATAGCGGATATATTAAAGAATTTACCTTATACTTTAACTATTGCTGATAGTGCTGAACCCAAAAGTATAGCCGAAATTAGAAGTTATGGGATTAATATAATCGGAGCAAAAAAAAGAAAGGAAAATTTCGGCACAAAAGAAACTTATGTTAAATGGAGTATTGGAGTGGTTCAAGAACAGAAAATTAGTGTGACGAAAAGGAGTATAAACATTATAAAAGCATATAAAAATTATTTATGGAAGACAGATAAAGAGGAAAAAGTTTTGAACGAACCAGATCATTATTTAAGTGATTGTATGGATGCAATCCGTTATGGTATAATATCATTAGCACCAATTATTAATAAACAGGATTTTTTAGATACAATCCCAATATTTCATAGGGAGGCAAAAACAAATCCTGCAAGATAATATGAAAATTAAAAAAGAATATCCGCCAAATTATGAAGAAATAAAAAAAGTGTTTAAATTACATAAGGGGATAATATTTACTTACGGCGACACAATTTATAATCCTGATGATAAATATATAGACAAATCGTTAGAGAAACACGAGGAAGTTCACTATAAACAACAAGGAGATAATCCAAAAGAATGGTGGCAAAGATATTTGGTTGATGTTAATTTTAGATTATCTCAAGAGGTTAAAGCATATCAGATACAATATAGAACGGCAAAAAGTATAAATAAAGACAGAGAAAAATTGAATAGATATGCACAGTTATTAGCTCTTGACTTGTCGGGGGTAATGTATGGTAAAATAATATTATATCAAGATGCTATAATAGCAATAAAATCTAAACAAACTTTTATATTTAAAGTATGAAAAATAAGAAAACAGAAAAACAGCCATATAAGTTAATATTAAAAATAAATGGTAAAGAATATAAAGAAACAGGTAAAACTGTTTTAGAGGCGTTAAAACGCTTATATATTCCAGAATTATGTTCTACGGTTGGAGTTATTAAAGCTCAAAGGGAGAAAAAAACAACTTCACAAGTTTTTAATATACAAGCGTTAAAAATGTTAGAAGTTGATAATATCCGTCAGCAAATTGTAGCAAAACAATGGGCAGATAATTTAAAATAGAAATATGCTAACAAAAAATATATTTGATTACATAAAAATTAAAGAAGCAGAATATTTGGAAGGAGTTGATGTTGTTGATGGTTGGAATTGGGAGATGAAAGACCATGTTTTAACTTCTATTTTGTATAAGAATGGACAATTAAAAACAGGCAACAAGGATGATAAACCAGTAAAAAATATAGTTTTACCAATTCTTAATCTTGAATATAGAGCAGAAGACATTGACATTAAAGATATTCAGCTTTATGTTGATAGTTCGGACTTATATCCATTATCTTTTTTACTTAAAAAATATCACGATGATGTTTTTGTGGTGGAAAATGATATAGATACTTTTATAGATGAAGAAAAAGAAGAGATGATTGATTTAGGTGGAGCGTTGCTTAAAAATGTTGGAGAAGCAAAGCCTGATATTATTCATTTACAAGATATAGCTTTTTGTAATCAGAATGATATATTATCTAGCCCTTTTTGTATTAAGCATATATTTGCACCGAGTGATTTAAAGGCTATGGAGACAAGAGGTTGGGGAAATAAAGAAAATGGAGCAGACACAAATATAGACGAATTAATTACATTGATAGCAGAGAATGGCGATGTAGTTGGTAGGGACATTGAAATTTATGAAGTTCACGGAGTTTTGCCAGTTTCTTTTTTGGATGAAGATGATAATTCTGATGAATATATAAAACAAATGCATATAGTTTCTTTTTATACGAACAAAGATAACAAGAAAGAGGGAATTTCATTATTTAGAAAAAAACAAACAAAAGATATTTTTAAATTAAATAAAAGAGATAATATTCATAACAGGGCGTTAGGTAGGGGAGGAGTAGAAGAATTGTTTGAAGATCAAGTCTGGACAACTTACAGTCAAATACATAAAAAGAATATGCTTGACGCGGCATCCAAAACTCTTTTAGAAACAGATGATGAAAAATTAGCAGCAAGACATCCATCAGGTTTAAAAGATGTTGATAATTTAGAGATAATTACAGTTGATGAGGGTAAACGAATTAGGCAAATAGATACATTTCCACGGAATATTGCGTTATTTGATAAGTGGGACGATGAATTAGAAACACACGCAAGACAAACAGGAGCGGCGCAAGAAGCAATAATGGGAGAACAACCTCACGCTAATACTCCATTTAAATCTGTTGAATTTCAGGCGGCCGAAAGTCATTCATTACATAATTACAGAATAGGTAAACACGCAAAATTTATTGAAGAGCTATATAGGGATTGGTTTATTCCTTATATGAGTAAAGAAATAGTTAAGGGCAAGAAATTTTTATCAGAATTAACATTAGAGGAAATGCAAGAGATAGCTGAAAAATTAACAGATAAGAAAGTTAATAAACACATAAAAGAAAAAATATTAAGTGGCAAAATAATATTGCGAGAAGAAATAGAAGCCTTAAAACAAAAAACAATAGAAGAATTTATGAAAGGTGGAAATAAAAAGTTTATTGAAATAATTAAAGATGAATTTAAAAACAGTAAAATAAAAGTTAAAATAAATATAAAAGATAAACAAAAGAACTTGGGATTAATGACTGATAAATTAGTTAATGTATTTAAACAAGTTATATCATCTACAAATCCAGAAACAGGCGAAAATGTTTTAGATACAAATCCGAAACTTGCTAAAATATTTAATGAAATTCTTGAAATAAGCGGATTAAGTCCAGTGAGTTATAATAGTGTCCCAAAACAACCGCAACCGCAACCGCAACCGCAAATATAATTTATTAATTAAAATATAAAAATTATGAATAAATTTAATAACATTTTATCAGAGGACGAAGAGATTGAATTAAGAAAACTTGCTGAAAATGAAATAACAATCGGAGCCATTAAGAAAATTCTATTGTATGGTGTATATTATAATGGCACAATGGAAGCAGGAAAAACTCCAAATATATCACAAAACTTTGCAACTCAATCAGCGTTATTTGCTATACAGAGTAATCCAAAAGTTAACAACGAAGACTTAGGACGCGAATTAAGGTCAAATGTAGCGGCAATTAGAATGCTTGAATTAGGTTTTAAAGAGTTAGAGGGGTTTAAAACAGAAAATAAAAAAGCAACAGATAAAAAAAATCAAGCAAGATAATAAATTAATATAAAAAAATATGGATACAAGAAAAATTTCATTATTAGCAAATATATCAATGATTATAGGGATATTGTTTCTTATTGTCGGTGTGTTATATTTTATTAATAATATTGCAAAAAATGATGATAACAGTTTAGGCGCGGCTCAGATTAATAATTTTTGGGACGGCACTGTGTCAGCCACTACAACAACATTAACAGCAGGGGAGGCATCAGTGGTGTTAACACAAAATAGTGCAAGAAATTATGCTGTTTTGACTAATACTTCAGCTACAATAGCATATTTAGCTTTTAATGCTACAACTACTCCTAATGCAGTTCCGCTTTTGGGGGAAGAGAATTATGTCATCCCATTGGCGGCATCAGGAGGAACATATACGATTGATTTAGATAATTTATATTTAGGTCAGGTAATAGCTACAAGCTCAGGGGTTGTAGAAATAAGAGTATTAGAAACTCGTTAAAAATTTTAATTAATTAATATAAAAATTTATGCCATTACCAGGAAAATTAACCTCTCTAAAGGATAAACTTTATGGAGAGGAAAAATCTCAAAAAGAGATTAAAAAGAAAAAAGAGGAAGTAGTCGGACCTCTAAAAGATAAAAAAGAAGATAAGAAAAAAAAAGATGACAAAAAAAAGAAATAACAATGGAATATTCTATGGAATAATTTCATTAGTGGCTATATTAGCTGTAGGTTCAGTAAGGGAGAGACTGTTGTGCAAAATGGTTTAGAATTTGCGAGAATAACATTTATTAGAAAAGCAGATACAGATATTGGCATGATTGTGGAAGTATTTCAGGTAGGAGATTAGTTTATTATTATTATTTAGAGATACGCAACTCTTAAATGCGTAATAACTTGCGGAAACATATCCGCTTACAAATTTTATGTCAAAATTAACTGAGCTCATCAACTCTTTAAATGATGAAAACGTAGAAGAAATTAGAGAACAATTAATTTCTGAAGCAAGTGTTCGTGATAAAACAAGTAAACAGCTTTATTCTCGGACTAAAAAAGCAGAGGGATTTGAATTAAATAAAGCAACTGGAAAATGGTCAAAAAAAGAAAGTAAGAAAGAAATTAACCCGAAAGCTGATAAAAAAGCTGTGCAAAGTGAATTAGATTATGGTCAGTTAGCTTTTCACAATTCTAAATCAAATTCATTTAAAATTGAAAATGATACTGATATAGAACATTTACAAAATATGATGAACGAAAGCGGGAAGTCGCAAAATGAAATTTTAGGCAGTAAATGGTTTCAGGCGGATGTTAAAGAACGCCAAGAAGCCCGTTCTGTCAAAGATGCGATACCGTCCAATTCAAAGCGTTCTCCGTCCTCAGGGACTAAGGATAATGTAGACTATTGGTTAGCGAAAGGTCAACTTCCGCCTGATAGAGCATTAAGAGAAAAAGTTGTAAATGCGAAAATTACAAGAGAGGCTAGTGCTGATAATTCCAGCGAGGGTAGTGTTGTCACAAATACATCCGGCGTTGAAATTAAATAAAGGTCGCATAGTTTAAAATCAATTGTTTGTCTAATTAAAAGGTAAAGATTTTAAAACAAATGGGAAATACAGTTGTTTAGTAGCATAGGCAACTATAAACTTCTTCTGATTGACTTGGAGGTCCTATATTCAAGGGATAACAAGGGGCAAGGGTAAAGCTAGCCTGAACGACTAAGCGAAGAAGCTTTCTAATTATGGGAAAAAGAAAGAAGCGATAGTCTGAACTTCATTATAATTGAACTTTAAAATTTAATTTTTTGACTTATGCAGAAGAATGGCAATATATGAGAAATAAAAAAGGACAATTTGTCAAAGGATATACACGCGTAGTATCTGAAGAAACAAAAAAGAAAATAAGTAAAGGATGTAAAAAATCTAAAGTTGGAAAATGGATGAAAGGTAGAAAATTATCAGAAGAAACAAAAGCTAAGGTAAAAAAGAACAATGCAAAATATTGGCTTGGTAAAGATAGACCGAACTTAATGAAAGGAAATTTAGCTACTGTTGGTGCAATTCATAAATGGATTGAAACTAAATTAGGTAAAGCTAAAAATTGTAAATGTAAACATTGCGGAAAATAAGCTAACGATTGGTCAAACAAAGACCATTCTTATACACGCGAACTAAAAGACTATACACCATTATGTAGAAGTTGTCATAAAAAATATGACATAAAATATAATAGTTGTGGTCCATCCTCAAAAAATTAAAAGAAGATGAAGAGAGAAATCCGAAGTGTTTTCTCCGCCCTATTTTAGGGTAGTAACAAAAAAGTATGCAGAAGATTGGGCAGTTAAACTCCAAGAGAGATTAAACTACCCACAAAACTGGAAAGAAATTTGCAAAGTGGAATATACAGACGGTAGGGTTTTTAATAATCCTTATATGTCTACTACTCCATCCGCGCAATCTCATACCAGAGGTTCAGCCTTTACTCATCAAGATTTTGCTGTCACTAATGAATATGTAACGATAAACCAATCAATGGTTTGGCCCGTATATATTGATTACGCTGATTTAGCACAATCAAGATATGTAAAGCAAATGGAAATGGCAGAATTGTCAGGCGATATTCTTAATGAATATGTTGAAACAGATATGCTTGCAAATCACGCTATGTGGACGAATTTTGATAATTCGGCTATTGGCGGGTCAGCAGGAAACATAGATGTTGCTGTTACTAATATCAGAGATATTATAACAGGCTTGAAAAGAGAAATCAGAGAGGCAAATGGAACAAAACTTGCAAAACGAAATGGGATATTTATTCTATGGAGAGCGGAAGATTTTGAGAAATTAGAACAATTTGCGCAAGCGAATGGTTTTAATACAGCTGATAATGTTTTGAAGAATGGACTTGTAGAAGGGTTTCATTATATGGGAGTAGATCATTATGTATCTAATTCTCATACTTCAGGACATCTATTTGGTGGTGTTAAAAACTTATTTCACGTAGGTATTTGCAAAAGCACTTACGGAAAAGTTTACATTACTCAAGTTCCAGCTCAAAAAGAAAGCGGTTCAAACGAAGCTGGTCCAATGTCTGGTGTTTCAATACATCAAAGATTGGATTGGGAATTTAAGGCTTGGACAAATACAAAAGGGTTGTTATTTGATATTTTGGTAAATTAAGATAGTTTTTTCCCTTTACGCTTCACTAAAAGGAGCGTAAAGCTGAGTAAATTATTAAAATTAAAAATATGCACATCGCCGACATCAACATAGAAGCACGCAAATTAGTAGATGCAGATAGCACAAGCTATTCTGACGCTGATTTACTTAGGCGTGTGAATATTGCTTATGAAGAAATTATAAGCAAACTAATAGCACTCAATAAAAACTGGTCATTTGGTGACAGTAATTTCACCTCATTGCCAACAGGACTTTCTAATTTAACAGCAGGCACACGAGAATATCAATTTACAGCAGGGTGGCTTACTATTAATTCCGTTCAAATTTTAGATGATGAGGGCGTTTGGCATAAACTAAAACGAGTATCTTTAAAAGATATAGAACCAATTACAGAATATTGTAAAACAGACGGACAACCGACTGAGTATGCAGTTAGAGAAGATTTTCTTTTATTGTTTCCAACTCCTGCCTCCGCAGATGTTACTCTTGCTAACGGATTAAAACTTGATTGTCAAAGAACTGCTGATTTATTTACTTCCGCTCAAGTAACGACAGGAACAAAAACACCAGGATTTGCCTCTCCATTTCATATACTTTTAGCATATAAGGCGGCACTTCCCTACGCTATGGCATATAATCCTGCAAGGGTTAATTTTATTATGGCAGAAATAATAAGAATAGAAAAAGAATTATTAACTTTTTATGCAGGGAGAGAAAGGGACACTAAAACAATAATTAAAACAAAAGAAATTACTTTTAGATAATATGGATAATAGAATAATAATCAATAATTTTCAAAAAGGCGTTAATCCAAATCCATCAGCAGGATTTGAAGCTATTGTTAATTGTGATATCAATACTAATTTGGGGACTATATATCCAAATTTTACTCCATCAAAGGAAAGTGGGACCAATTTCACGGAGTTAGTCGTAGCAATGGCTGGAAATTATGCGTTGGATGAAAACGGAACTATTGCCACTTTTGATGGTGATGTAATCCCAGATAGACCGAGTAATTACGACAAGGGGTTAGCTTGGTGGAAGGGTTATTTATTCCATATAGGATATAGTCATATTAATACTTGGAAAGATGGTGTAGGTTGGGCTGATGATTGGGACGGCGACAGTAAAGAGGGGAGTAGTGTAGGTTTTTCTTATGTGGCTATGAACGACAAATTGTATATAGCAAGCGGAAGATTTTTATATAGCCTTGAGGAGGTGGCAGGAAAGACTTTTGACCCAACTGATAATACTACATTTACGGCAATAACAAAGGCTTTAGATTTACCAGACGGTTATGTGATAAAAGCAATATCAGAAGTAGGGGAATATTTAGCTATACTTGCAAACAAGGGAGCTAACGGGGCGTTGTTTTTATGGGATAAACACTCTGTGTCTTTTGATACTCCTATATTGTTTAATGAAAGGGGAAACCAAATAATAGCTTACAATGGTTTGCTTTATTTAAATATGGGATATCAATGTTCTTTTTACATTTCTAATGGAAGTAGTGTCGCTGGTCCATACAAATTTCCTTTATCATCTCTGGAAAATACAATTAACAACCTATTAGATTTTAACCTTACCTTTCGTCCAAATGCGATAGATATTATAAGAGATAAAATATTTTTTGGACTTGAGGCTGATAGTTATGATATGCCTCAAGGCATATATAGTTTTGACCCAAAAACAAAAATATTCCAATGTGAGAATATAATTTCCACCAAGACTGTAACCAGGGTTAAAATTGGGGTTATAAAAAAAATAGACACAAGTTCACCTTATTCTTATAGATATGGTTTTTCTGATGAAACTTCTGGTGCTAATGCTTTTGGAGTTGATAAGGTTGCCGCAACTGCTAGGGTTTCAAATTATAAGGCTTATTTTATAACTCAATTTTATAATGTTGGGACAAAATTACAGCCTAGAACATTTCAAAAAATACAGTTTAAATTTAGAAAACCAGCAAATGGAGGTGAGTATAATGTTAGAATAGCATGTAGAAAAGATAGAAAATATAATACTTGGACTACTATTAATACTACTGAACTTAATGATACTAATCTTATAGTAGATTATGAAATACCGTTCACAGTCACAGCTCCCAGTATTCAGTTTAAAGTTTCTTTTGATGGAAATAGCGATACGGTAGCTGAATTACAAGAAATAATAATAATATAATAATAATATGTCAGATTTTGAAAAAGATAATATAACTCACGCACATAATGGTGTCGGTTCGCCTAAAATAAATCCTCGTAATTTATTAGGTTTTCAGATATTTACTTCCGCACCAACACACGACGCAAAAGAGGGAACACTGGTATTAGCAAATGAAAGTGGAACTTATAAACTTTATGCCTACATAAACGGCGGATGGAGAGGTATAACCTTAACTTAAATAATAAATAAAACATATGGCAAAATATAAAAAAGGAACAATAGAATTAGATGAAAGTGTTGTTGGAGCAAAAACACCAGAGGATTGGGCGTCTCAAGGATTTACAAAAATGGCTGATACTCCTACACCACAAGGAGATAATAACGCTACTTTAACTTCTGCCGATAAAGCTCAAAAAACAATAGTAGGAATAGGTTCTGATGACGCTAATAAGCTTCTAAGTAAAGGCTGGACTGTTGGTGCAAAGGGAAGTTCTGTAATGGATTTGCCAAGTGCGTTTGACTATTCGCCCACCACAAAAAAAGACGATGCAATAACTTCCGATGTTTTAAAATCAGAGGGAGAAGAGATTACAATTCCGCAAATAGATAAAGCAGAGGACACAGGAGAGGCGACAATAGCAGGCGCGCAAGAGCAAATGAAGTCAATATCTGATTATATAAAAGAAGCTACACCGCCACAAGGAGAAAAGGCTGAAGAGGCTGGAACTTTAACAGGTGAAATAAGTAAACTTTTAGAGGAAACACAAGGGCAACAAGAAATGCTACAAGCGGAAGAAAAAGCAAGAGGTGTCAGCAGTATTGAAGAACAAATTAAAAACATTAACAACGAAATGTCAATTAAAATTGCTCAATATCAAAAATTACACGCCGATATACAAAGCAAACCAATATCAATGGCAAGTATAATTGGACAACAAGCACAAACAAGGGCAGTTATGCAGGCTGATATAGGCTTTTTGCAAGCAAGAGCGTCCGCCTTACAGAATAACTTAACCTTTGCTCAAGACCAAGCGGAAAAAGCTGTAGACGATAAATACACGCCTATTCTGGAAGAATTAAAGATTAAGCAAGACCAGTTAAATTTATTACAACCAGCTTTAAGTAAAGAGGAAAATCTTTATGCGACTGCCTTAAATAGACAATACGCTGATCAACAAGCAAAAATAGAAGAACAAAAAGAAACTGAAAAAGGTGTCAAAAAGATTGCTTTACAAATTTTAGCTAATACGGGAGATAATGCCCTTGCTAATCAAGTGGAGAATGCTCAAACTGTTATGGAGGCTATGCAAATTGGTGGACGATTGGCAACCGAAGAGGGCTGGGAATATGTTAATACACCAGCAAAACGCGACCAATTAATAGCACAAGGATATGAAACAATACAAGCAGGTGGTAGAACTTATGCCAGAAAAGGAGGAGGAGAAACTGTTCAAGCCTATGTCAATCAAATAAAATCAGGACGGATTAAACTAAACTCCGTGCCTGCTGATATTCGCAATCAAGTAGCCGTGGAATTAGGAGATAGTCCTATAAGTGGTGGAGAAAGTGGTGGCGGAACAACAGAAAAAAAAGTTGATAATAAAAAAACGATAGAAAATAATTTATTAACAGAAATAGGAGGAGATGGATTTTTAAGCCCTGATGATTATAATCTAGCAAAACAAGATTGGATACAAGCAGGATATGAACCTGATGACTTTGATAAAAAATTTAAAGGCAGAAGAAATCCTAATAATCCTTATTATAAAATAACAGGAAAAACCGCCTCAACTGATGAAAAAAAGATACAGGGATATATTGACGAGGGTTATTCATCTGAAGAAATTGCAGAAGCTGGATATGATAAAGATACAGTTAATAAATTATTTAACACAAAAAAAGAAGAAAAACGAAGTCTGTGGGATAAATTTTGGAATTAATATATGTCATATACAAGTATTTTTAAAACAAAAAAAGAAAGACCAGCTGAACAAACTGGTTATGTTTCTATTTTTGGAAAAGAGCAACAGCCCGAACCTAAGTCAAAAGTTTTTACATTTCCTGAACATTTAGGAGGTGGTCAATATTCTGATGTTAAAACAAAAAGAGGTTATGCTGGATTATCAACAAAAGAACAACAAGAAAGAGACCATATTTTCTCTGTTTTTGCTGGTGGGACTTCTAATATAGAAAATTTACAATATTTGCCGACAGATAAAAGAGGCAGGCAAGCTGGTAAAGTTAAAGTTGAGTTAGAGGCATATAATAAATACAAAAAAGGAGAAATAACAGTAGAACAAGCAAGGTTGATGATAGCAACAGAACAACAAAAGATTAAAGGACTAATTCCAAAACAAGGAACAAAAGCATATTTATGGGAGGGAGTAAAAGAAACTGCGTCTGATGTTGGAGGATTTTTTAAAAGAAAATTTTTAAAACCCCTGAAAGAAGAATATCAAGAAAGAAAAAACAAAACAAAAGAGGAAAAAGACAAAGAATATGCGACAAGGTCATTAGCAGGTTATGAGGGGAGAACAGCAAAAAAAGAAGAAATTGCAAAAATGGAAGCTGGAACTTCCGTGACTTCTTATAAGGATTTAGCAGAATTAACAGAAAAAACAGCAGAAGAACAAGAAACTATTTCAAAAGCGTTTGTTATTCCTGTTAGATACACAGCAGGAGAATTAGCTAAAGCGATGACTTCTTACAGTTTAGAAAAAGCAAATTCCGAAGCTGTTTATGAACAAAAAACAGATACTCAAAAATTATTTCTTGGGGAAGAGAAAATAAGAAGATTGACAAAGCAAGAAGATATGTATGGAATGATAGCAAGGGGTGTAGGTATTCCAGCGGCGGTTATTACTATGGCTGTTATGGAAAATCCATTTTTAGCGTCTATTGGGATACCAACTGCAATAAAAAATGTTATCAAAAAGAAAATGACCAAAGAGGCAGGAGAAATGGTTATTAAATTAGGAGCAAAAGAGTTATCTAAAATTGCTGATAATGCAATAAAGGAAAGTTTAAAAGTAGGAAAAATTACAAAGAAAGAGGCTATAAAAGCAACAACGGAAATGGCAAAAATGAAAAAACCAAAACCACCAATTAAAAAAATAAGCGAGATAAAACCAACAACAAAAGTTATTCCTGATAAACTAACAGAACAAGCAAAAAAATATAAAAGTGCGGAGGAATTTGTTGAAAAATATAAACAAAACAATATTGTACACAATGAAACAAAGTATGGAGGAAATTTAAAATACAAAGATGGTTCTTTGGCTTATTCATATGATGATGGAAATTTAGTTATAGACAACATTGAAGTAAAAATTCAAAAAAAAGGAACAGGAAATGCTCTTATGCAGGAGATAGAAAAAATAGCTCAAAAAAAAGGAAAAAAAGAGATAGAATTGAATGCTTATCCTCAAGACAAAACAATAACATCAGAAAATTTAATTAAATTTTATGATGATCTAGGATACGAGGTAAATGCAACAATGGATATGATGGGAGAAACTTCAGCAGATATGTCAAAATCTGTTTCTACAATGTCGGAACCAATAAGTAAAACCAAGTCCCAACTAAAAGATATCTGGAATAAAGAAAAAGCAGGTGAGATAAAACCAACAACAAGCAAGATTAAACCAACAATTAAAAAAGTCACGAGGGATCAATTACCCGTTGGAGAGGGTGTAGAAAAAATTAGTAGACTTGAAGCAAGGACAAGGGATATATTAAAAAAAGTGACACCAGAAGAGGTAGACGATTTAGGACTTGCAACCTATAAACAAGTAAATAATAAAGATAATATCGCAAAGGCAAGTGAATATGTAATTAAAAACACAGACGAGGCTATGGAAGTATTAAAGGGCAATGTTCAAGCACCAAAAGGAATATTAAACAATTCAATATATGTTGCTATGGATAATTTAGCTAAGGGAGATATTACTTTAGCCACGAAGTTAGCCTCATTAAAATCCACAAGATTTGGGCAAGAGATAAGTGTTTTAAGAGAATTAAATCCTAATTCTCCTGTTAGGAAGATAGAAGAAATAATTAAAATAAGAGAAAAAGCGATTACAAAAAAACTGAAAGGTAAATCAATTAAAAAAGTTAAAAAAGAAATAACAAAAGATATTAAAAAAATTATTAAAACGCCGAATAAAGATAGTTGGCAAAATTTTATAAAAAAAATTCAATGTTAAATTTATGAGTGAATTATTATTAACAGCATTATATCTTGGTATAAGCGGACTAGCAGTAGCCTCTATATATTATGGCTGTAAAGATTAAAAAATATGGCAACTTTTTGTTTAGTTAAAAAACACGCCGATGAGTTTTTAAAAAAAATAAAAAACGGCGAAATAAATCCTGAAAAACTTTCTAAAATGACAAGTAAAGAAAGAAGAGTTTTTTTTACAAAAATGTTTAACGAAGATGTGGCAAAAAATGTTAATGCTTTGTTTGAAAGTAAATTATTGCTTAAAAATCAAAAAGCAGGAATGATAACTTGGGCTAAAAGGGTAGGGGGTATTACACAAGACGCAAAACGAGATATTATTTCTAAAATTAATCGGCTTGAAAAAGTTTTAGACCCAAAAGCCGAACAGGATTTTTTAGAAGATTTGGCAGCTAAAAAAATGGGTATTGATGTTTCAGAGAAAGAGGCAAAAAACATTTTTGAATTTGCTAAAAATGTAGAAACAAAAGAAAAATTAATTAATGCCAGTAGCCCTATCGGAAGTAAAGAAAGATTGGAATATGGGACTGAAAGAGTAATGTTTTTAAAATATGTTGATGAATTGAAAAAAGAAGCAGGAAAGTTATCTTTTGTAGAATATTTTAAAAATCCGAAAGAAGTTGTTTATGATTTAGCTGGATTATCAAAATCACTTTTAGCCTCAATGGATAATAGTTTTTTTGGCAGACAAGGAATAAAAGTTTTATACAATAAGCCAACAATATGGGCTAAAAATTTTGCTAAATCTTGGAGTGATATTGGCAGAGAATTAATTAAAATAGATGCAACTGATTTGATTAAGGCAGATGTTTATTCAAGACCAAATGCTCTTAATGGAAAGTATAAAACAATGAAAGTAGATGTTGGAATATTAACAGAAGAAGCATTTCCGTCTTCATTACCTGAAAAAATACCTTTGCTTGGAAGATTATTTAAAGGAGCGGAAGCGGCTTTTAACGGGGGGGCAATGCGAATGAGAGCTGATTTGGCTGATAAATATATTAAGTTAGCAGAAAAAAATGGATTAGATATGCTTAATAAAGATGAGGCTGTTGGTGTGGGAAAATTAATTAATTCAATGACAGGTAGGGGGAGTATAGGCAAACTTGAAACAATAGGCAAAGAAGTTAATGCAACATTTTTTTCTATTAAATTTTTTAAATCAAACTTTGATACTTTGACCGCACATTTACTTGATAAAAAAATGGGAGCTTTTGAAAAAAAAGAAGCAAGAAAAAATCTTTTGAGAATTGTGGGAGGAGTAGCAGGAGTATTAACAACATCAGAATTATTACAGCCAGGGAGCACTGAACTTGACCCGCGAAGTGCAAATTTTGGTAAAATAAAAATTGGAAATACAAGATTTGATGTCACTGGCGGTATGGCTTCTTTAATATCAACAGCAAGCAGATTAACTCCAACTTTACATAATGGAGAATGGGGGTTTTGGACTAAAAGCAGTATTACAGGAAAATACACAAAATTAGGAACAGGTAAATATGGAGAACGAACAGCTTTAGATGTTATGGAGGCTTTTTGGGAAAATAAATTATCGCCATTAGCAGGAGTTTTAAGAGATGTTTGGAGAGGTAAGGATTTTCAAGGAAGACAACCGACAGTTAAAACATTATTAAAAGGAGCGACAACACCATTGCCGATACAAACATTTACAGAATTATTAAATGACCCTAAATCCGCTCCGCTTATTCCAGCTATGCTTTTTGAACAAATTGGCTTTGGTGTGCAAACTTACGGAAAACCGAAGAAGAAACTAAAGAAAATTAAATCAATCAAATAATTTGTCAAGACAATTTTAAATAAATATGCTATAATAAAATTATGAATAACAGAATACCACAAGAGAATAATACATTAAAACAATTTGATAAAACATTAAAGTTATTAATGCTTTTCTTATTGGATATTGACAAAAAAAATATAAAGAATATTAATAATTTATTTGAAGAACAAAAAAATAGTATTAGAAAAATAGTGGAAGGAGTGCAAAATATTCAAATGCCTAAAATAGAAATGCCTAAAATACCAGCACCCAATATAATAATAAAAGAACGAAAGATAAAACTCCCAAAGACAGAAATGCCTAAAATAGAAATGCCCAAAATAGAAATGACGGATTACACTTTACTTTTTGATGAACTTTTAAAAAGACTTGAAAAACCAAATGAACAAATAGCAGCAATTATGGACCAATTATCTAAATTACCGACTACGGAGCATTTTCAAACTTGGGAAAAAGAGCAAAAATCAAAATTTGATATTGACGGCAAAGGACGAATAAAAGTAGCTGTTGATAGGGTTGGTGGATCTGGAATGACTAAATTAATAATGAATACTTCGGGTAAAACTATCAGTCCAGCAACAGAAGAAAAACAAGACAATATTATAACTAAATTAGATGAAATAAGTTTTCCAACAGGCACAGGAACAAACAGCACAAGAACATTAACAGACGCAGACACATCCTATTCAGTTCCGACGACAACACCAACTAAAAATTATGTAATAGTATTATATAATGGCAGTGATACAGATATGTTCTGGGGTTATGAGAACAGCAATGCTAACGGAATATTATTACAGAGCGGAGATAAAATAGCGTTAGATTTAGGAGCAAGTCAACAAATCTATTGTTATTGCGGTTCAGCAGGCAAAGTTCTAACTTATAGTTTTAAAGAATTAGTATGAGTAAATTAATAACACAATTTCCATTATCTTACTGGTCAAAAGACGGTTCAATATTAAAGCCAAAATCAGGTGAGAGAGTTGACCTTTCAGAAATAAGAGCTAAAGATAATAATGGTTTAAAACTATACGAAGATAGCGGAGTGGGAATATTTATAGCGGATGGTGGTAATGTTTCCATGGAAAAAGATTTAATTGTAAATAGAAATATAAATGCAGGCGGAAAAATGAATGCACAAGCTTTAATATTTGACAGAGTTAGTGCTGGAAAAAAATGTGGTAATCTTGTAGCAGGAACTAATGGAGCTTTTTTTGGCTATGAAAATACAGGATATTTTGGAATATCTGCGATGAGTCAAAGCGATATTCTATCTGGTGGTGGTTCTTATTTCGCAAATGCAAAACTATTAATAACTTCATCTGGTAATATTGGAATAGGCACAACAACACCAGCAACTTCAGCCTTAATAGATTTAACCTCAACGACAGGGACATTACTTTTGCCCCGAATGACGACAGACCAAAGAGATGCTTTAACAGGTTTAGATGGGATGATAATTTATAATACTACAACTAACGCTTTTAATTTTTATGAAAACGGGGCGTGGGTAACTAAATAATTAAATATAAAAATATGGAAAAAATAATTAAAAAAATAGACACAGAACATATTGCTGTAATTGAAACAAGCGTTAATGAGCAATTAATAGCAAAGAAAACATTAGAAGCCCAAAAAACAGCTTTACAAGAACAGATATTAGCCATAGATGATTTATTAACTAATTTTAAATAATATGAAAATTGAATTATCAAAAGAGCAATTAAGCGCGTTAAATGCGATCATAAGCAATACACAAATACAAGGGAAAGACGCTGAATTTATTGTAGAATTAAAAAAGAGTTTGAATAAAATAGAGAAATAAAAAAGTTGCGATGTCCAGCCAATAATAGCATAATATAAATATATGGAAATAGAACAAAAAGATGTATTAAAAGTAGAACAATTGTTTTCATTAATAAATGGAAATAAACTTTTAACGCCAGAAGAGTTTTTAAACTCCTTTAAAAAAATATTAAAGATTGTTTTGGATGTGGAAAAAAAGCTTGTTAAACGGATGAATGAAACAATAGATACCTCTAAACAGGAGCAGGAAACACTAAAAAACGCTACAAGGCTTGATTTAAGCGACTTAACAGCTGAAGCAAAGCGAAAAGTAGATAAAGCATTAAAAGAACAGGAAAACAGCTTGAATTTTGTTAAAGATAAGGCAATGAGAATTAAAGATTTTACAAATGGTAAAGACGCTGATGAAACAAAAATTGTTGAAAAAGTTTTAAATAAAATAAAACTTCCAGAGCAAAAAGAAATAATTTTAGATAATGCAGAAAAGATAAGAGATAAGCTGGAATTATTAGATGAGAATGAGCGATTAGAAATAACAGCTATTAATGGATTACAAGAAAAATTAGATGAGTTGGCGGAAAGAAAATTAGGAAGCAGAGGCGGAGGCGGATTTTCTAAAATTCATTTTGAAATCCATCACATTGATAACGAATTAATTGGAACAGGGGATGGAACAACAACAGAATTTACTCTTGATCACGCACCAAATCCTATTGCTTCATTAAGAATTGTTGTAGGAAGTGGGGAGTTATTTCAAACTGACGACTGGACAATATCAGGACAAACAATAACATTTTTAACAGCTCCACCAAATGGGGCAAAAATAAGAGGTTCATATAGGATTTAAGAATAAAAATATGCAAATAAAAAAATTATTACTCTATGGAATTTTATTAACATTAATTCCATTTTCAGCCAAAGCTATACAGTTATCTATTGATGAATTAAGAGATTTATTTAGTGGACAAGAACAAGAATTAGGAGCAAGTTTAATTTATCCTTATATGGGTGGAACAGGGCAAGGGACAGTAGCAGCAGGAGATGTCGGCAAGTATTTAAAAGTTTCTGGCAATAGCCCTTTTACTTATTCTTTTGATACACCAGCAGGAGGCAGTGGCACTGGCGGTGGTTCATCAATTTGGTCAACAACCACCCCAATGACAATTTATTATAATCAAGAGGGTTATCCTCTTGTAATAGGTAATAATGCAACAAGTTCTGACGGCACTATTTTTGAAGTAGTTGGTAATAGTTATTTTGATGGAACATTAAAAGTAGGAGAATATACTTTCCCGTCTTCTGATGGAACGAATGGTTATACTTTAAAAACAAATGGAAGCGGAACATTAACTTGGCAAGAAGATACAGGTTCAATGACCGCTCTCCCAAACACTCAAATCTATGTAGGCAACGCAAGCAACGAAGCAACCGCTACTTCTGCGATTACTGTTTTAAGCACAGGCAATGTTGGCATAGGCACAACTAACCCACAAAGCAAGTTAGAGGTTGTAGGAAATGACAGAGTAATAACTCTCGTTGCAGATTTAGCAACCTCAGCTACTACAGGTCGTGCATTTAATATTTTTGCATCAGGTGAAAGCTCTTGGAGAACTGTATTTTACTCTGATGGAAAAATTGGAATTGGTCCAGGAAATGCTACCAGAGATATTTTTCTGTCAAGAAGTGCAGCTAACACTTTCAAAATAGCAGGAAGTTTTGATGGGGCTACAGATGGGAATTTAATAATAACAGGCAACGTCGGCATCGGCACAACTAACCCAGCATACGAATTAGATGTAAACGGCGATTTAAGCATAACAGGTTCATACTATGGAATAAAAGATGAAATGGTTAAGATGAATATAATAGCAGGGGCAACTTACACAAACACAGAGGATTGGTGGAATGTCACACAATCAGCAGGTAAAATAAATTCAGGAGGAGAATTATCGGATAATGGAGATGGGACAATTACAATTTTAGCTGGTTATGGAATAATTAAAACAACTAATAGTTCAATCGGTAATAATGTTAGTATTGATATGCCAGAAAATTCAAGCTTAGGGATTTCTCAAGATGAAATTAATTATGTTTATGCTGATTATAATGGAGGAAGTCCAATTTTCGCTACAACAACTTCAAGAGCAAGTATAAATGGAAGAACTAAGGTAGCTATAGGTATGGCTTATAATGACGGAACTAAAATACATACATTATCTGGTGGCGCGCAAATTCAAGATTTAGCTTTTAGAACACATAGAAGAGCAGAAGAATTATATAGCTTTGCAAGAGCAAGTGGATTAATTACATCAGAAATAGGAGCAAGAGGACTAACAATGACTTCTGGTGTATTTTATCGCGGGAATACAAGATTTACTTCTACGGCTTCATCTTCTATTACTTTTACTACTTGGTATAATGACGGTGCTTGGCAAAAAACAACAGGACAAACAACAATAAGTAATACTCAGTATAATGATTATGGAACAGGACTTGCGACAATAGCACCAAATAAATATGGAGTTTATTATATTTATAGAGATTTTGACGGAGATTTTTATTTAGTTTATGGGATAGGAAGTTATACATTAGCAGAAGCAAAAGCTCTTGGTTCTCCTGATAACTTACCAGATTTAGTTAGTTCTTTTTCAATGTTATTAGCAAAAGTTATTGTTGAAAAAGATGATACAAATTTTACAGAAATTCAAATACCGTGGGATATTCAATTTAGTGGACAAACAACAACAAGTTATGATGATTTAAGTGATTTGCCTGATCTGACTGTTTATGCTGAATTAGCTCAAAATGATACTATTACAGGAAACTGGGTTAATACAATAAATCCTTGGGCAAATGATGAGGTAAGTGATGATTTAACAGTAAATGGATATATGCAAGATACAGATATTGACACATTTGCAAAATTACAATCTTGGGCAGTAGGATATACTGACAATGACACAACATATACGGCAGGCACAGGCTTAACACTTACAACAGGAACATTTAGTGTTGATACTTCGCAAAACATTACTACGCTCTCAAATCTAACGGATAATGGCTTTGTAAAGACATCAGGAGGGACAGGAGCATTAAGTATAGATACTTCAACATATTTAACAACAGTAGATATTTCAGCAAATACTAATTTAGCAGTAACAGCACCAGTAGTTCTTACAGATGACACATTAAGTGTTAGTGCCTCATCTGATACGGCAAGCGGAATTGTAGAGCTTGCAACAACAGCAGAAACAACAACAGGCACAGACACAGATAGAACATTAACTCCAGACGGATTAGCAGGTTCATCTATATTCGGTAGAAAAACAATTGAATTAATACCGATAGCTTTTGACGCAGACACAGAAACAGCAGACGGAATATTCTACTTTCATATTCCAGCGAGTTTAAATGGTATGAATTTAGTAAGTGTTCACGGATTAGTTGTTACAGCTGGAACAACAGGCACAACAGACTGGCAATTATATAATCTAACAGATAGTCAAGATATGTTAAGCACAAAATTAACTATTGATACAACAGAAACAGGAAGTAATACTGCGGCGACACCAGCAGTAATAAATACAAGTTATGATGATGTTGCTACTAATGATGTAATAAGATTAGATTGTGATGCAATTTCAACAACCGCAGCGAAAGGGACAATAATTTCACTTTCATTTCAGTTGCCTTAATAATTAAATTTATAATATGAAAAATAAAAAACCTTTTTGCCCCTATGCTGAAGAATGTCAGTATTATAAAAAAAATAGTTTTACTTGTAATGAGGAGTGTGATTTAAGTTCTTGCGGAAAATATAATGAATTTTGTGATGAAAAAGATAATTTTAAGCAGATAGGTTTTTTTAGTCAATTTAAAAAATGGATAGTAGGTTTATTTATAGGAAGTGCTGTTTTAGCAGGGGGACTAACTATGTTACCAGAACAATCAATAGATACAAATTTAGGAACAACTTCAACAACGGAGAAGGTTAAAAATGTAGGGATAGAAAAAGTATTAAAAGATAAAACACAAAAAGAAAAAGCAAAGATTAAATCAAAAGAACTTACTAAGGTTAAAATTGATAAGTTTATAAAAGATGATTTAAGGATTAAGATTATAGGAGATATAAAAGAGATAGAAGTTAATGGACAACACGGAATAGAATTATTTGCAAAAGCGTGGAAAAATGGTAAACAATTAGGATTTGGCAAAGACGGCACAGTTGAAATTGAAAGATTTAGAATATTTAATCCGCCTGTTTTAGTTGATGATGTTGATGGAGAAATAATTAGAGAATGGGAAGAGGAAGATTTAGAAACAAAAGAGAAAACAAAGAAACAAAGAAAATTAAAATATGACCCAGGGGAAGCTATCAAACAAGATTTAATTCATACGATAGGATTAGTTGGCAAAAATGGAAAGAATATTGCAAAAGGAAAAATCGGAAATACTACTTCTACTTTTTATTCAAGTGCTGGCGATGGACGAGTGCAAAGTGTTAGTGGCAATTGGAATACAGCACACGACGGAACAACAGGTAGTGCAGCGACAGCAGGGTCTTCTTGGTTTGGTGTTCTTAGTTATTCAGATGGAAATTATTATATATCAAGGGCATTTTTTCCATTTGATACATCAGCAATAGATGACGGCGACACAATAAATAGTGCTAATTTTAGTTTTTATTCAAGCGGAGAATTAAATGATGATGAGAATGATGGTGATGACTGGATTTCTGTAATTCAAACAGATCAACCATCTGATACTTCATTAACAACGGCTGATTATAATAATTGTGGAGCTATAGATAATCCAGATGAAGCAGTAGATAGTAGCGAGAGATTAGATTTAACAAGTGCAAGCTCAGAAACTCGTTTTGATTTTGATTTTAATACAACAGGAAAAAATTGGATTAATAAAACAGGATATACAAAATTAGGGATGAGAGAAGGACACGATATAATAGACAGTGCTGTTACTACTGGAGGAGCAACAAAAAAAAGTAATATTGGATTTTATGGTTCAGACGAAACAGGAACATCAAAAGACCCTAAATTAGTAGTAGAACATTCAGAGGTGGCGGCAACTTTTATCCCACAAATATTAATTTATTAAATATAAAAAACTATGGAAATATTAATCGGTGTTATCTCAACTGGAATAGTTGAAATAATAAAAATTTTAAGTAAAAAGTTTGGCAAAGAAATGTCAACAAAAATAGTTCACGGCACAGTTGCTGTAATAGTCTTAATTGGAGCTTATCTAATGTCAGAGAATATTTTGACAATGGAAATGGTAAAGCATTATGTAGGCATATTCACAACTGCTTATACATTTTATAGAATGGTGATTCGTCCAGTAAAAAATAGTTTAAATATATAATTAATTAAATATAAAAATTATGGAAAACAAATCATTTAAAGAAGAGCTTGATGATTTTCGCAAAGAGTTAAAAGACATTGCGAAAAGAATTAAAGCAACAAAAGAAAACAAAGCGAAAGACGAAGTTGATGGAATAGAAGATAGAGGAGAAGAGTTAGCTAATTTAACTCTTGCTTATCGTCATTTAGAAGATGCGAGTATGAGAATAGGCAAAACATTACAAGCATTAGCTGGTGGCGAAAGTGTCTATGATAATAATGCAGTAGGCACACCAGAAAAATAATTATCAGACCATTCTGCTTTTATGAGCAGTTTGGCTTGTTAAGTAAATATAAAAATATGTGTATATTATGTAAACTCGGTTTTCACAAATGGATAATGACAAAAAAATATATGGTTTTTAAATGCGAAAGATGTGGAACAGAGAAAAAAGAATATTACATTTAAAGGAAAATTATGAGTAAATATCATAAAGATTTAAACAAAGAGCAAATTAAATTAATGGAAAAATTAGCTGATATAGAACATCAGAGATGGTCAAGTTGGCAGGAGTATTTTCATAGCAAATGTTTTAAGCATCGAATTTCTTGTTATAATCACAAGACAAAACAAGACGATGCTATTAAGACTGGTAATATGGTAATTCCACGAGAGGCTTGGGAAAGAGCGGAGCGACAGATCAAAACAGATTATAAAGATTTATCTGAACAAGAAAAAGATAGTGACAGAGAACAAGTTTTAAGATATTTTCATTTAATAAATTAAACATATGTCAGAAATATTAGGAATTATACAATTAATCGTTTGGGTAATAACAATCGTCGGGTTTTATTATAAAATGCGAAACGATATTAATTTATCAAATCAAAAAGCTAAAACAGACAATGAAAATACTTTGTTACAAATCAAATTAGCGAATGAAAGAATTGATAAAATAGAGGCGGAAAGCAAAGTAAGGTGGGTCAATCACGATAATGCTCAAAAGGAACATAATCAAAAACTAACAAAGATAGTTGTTGACATTGGTAAAATCTGCACTGATATGGAGTGGGTCAAAAATAAATTAAATAAATAATTAAAATAAGTTTGTTCTTTTTAACAATAATAAAACAAGGAGGCACAAATGCAAAAGAAAAGATTGCTTGGATTTTGTCCAAAGTGTATGCAAATTCATTCTTTGCAAAAACACCATTGTTTTCCTAAACGCTTCTTTAAGCGAAACAACACTACTCAAGTCCTTTATCTCTGCGATAATTGCCACAAAAAAATTGAATATATTCTACCCCAATACAGAAAACTAACAAAAGAAGAATATTTAGATATTCATACAAAGTGGCTACAAGGCAAAGAAGTAATCGTATATCCAATTAAAGAAAAAAAGTTTGAGAAGTTTTGGAAAAACTATGGTCGTAAACAATTTCTAACAGAGGGGGTAAGATGAATGACAGGAGGTTATTCAAAAAATGGTTGAATGAAATTACAAAAGAAATTATAAAAACAAAAAGAAAAAACAAACGATCATTCACTGAAAGGAGAAAATTATGCAACTTTGCATCTCCTGTAAATGGAAACTCTGGTGTATCACAGTTTGGCGATACAGAAAATATGGTTATATAATTAACTCTAAAGACTTGCCAAAGATTTGCGATAATTGGCAAAAGGAGATGAAAATGGATTTTTTCAGAATAACAAGCTCGTCTGATGATTGCATCATTGAGTGGTCCTCCGACTCTTGCGGAAAAAATGTAAGAGTTAAAAGAAAAGAAAAAGACAAGTGGTTATATGGAAGCACAAACAAGGCAAAATTCGCCGAAACAACTGGCAGAAATTTACTCTTCCTAAGAGAAGAGAACCTTGATTTCGATGGTGTCGGTGTCGCATAAATAACAAACAAGAGCTATAGAAAATTATAGCTCTTACAAATAAATTAATAATTAATATA